CTGAGTATCTTCAGCAATGACGATTTTGAAGGCTGATCCGAAAGGCCCCGATATAGAGCACTAAGTGTTGGACACGGAGCAATCCGCGGCCAGCGCAGCAAAATTAGTAATATCTCTGATATTCGAGATACGACAGCCAGTAAAGGCAATCTTATTGGCAAACGTATATTTTCTAGGGCCTCAGGATTCGTGAAGCACGAAGAGCCTGAATTAGGAGATCGAACCCGATTACTTCCGGTTGGTAAGAGAACTGTTCCTCGCGTTGTGAAAACGTCCGTACTAAGTTCTTACGATGGTCTGGTTTCTATCGGTCGAACTATATGTCACAGTAGACATACAGTGAATCTCCTGACGAAGGTTACTCCCTCTAACAAGATAGGCGTTAAAGAGAGGTGGAGACTTCGTAATTTACGGGTGTCGTACGCGCTCCGTTATGGTTTGGCGGAATGCGCGGAGTTAACAGGGGTGAAGGTTGAAGGAGGCTTGATAGTCGGGCGTATAGAAGGCGGTCACGTTATTCAGACCGCAAAGAGCACGATAAGCTCGTTAGAACGCCAACTGAAGAAGAATGTGAAGGCGACTATCAAGAATTGGGACGCTATTCGCGCTGCTTTCGAACTGGCCATAGGTAGGCTCAGGGTAGAAAGTAAGCTTTATGCTCCTCGTAATAGACATGTTATCCGTCTTTACATGGACTTCCTCGCGCATTTCGTATGCAAGGGTGTCCTCCAGGGCGCGAAGATCTTCTCAAATAGCATCCGGGAACTTGCTATCTTGGGTAGTCAGCCGTTTGATGACGGCCTGCCAAGGTTCCCACGTGGAATTACATCACACGCACGCTTCCTTGCTTCAACTTTAGCTCGTGGAGTCGTCGTTGAAACGCCGTCCGATACTAAGATCGAAATCGAACGATGCGCCGCTATTAAGCGAATAACGACTGAGAGTCCTATGCCGAGTCAGAAGGTCCTAGATGAACTAAGGGACTTCATTAAACTGACCTACGGCAAACGACGGGTCCCGTCTCGTCACGCGAATTTGCCCATGCCTGGAACTAAGTCCTGCATTGAGCAGAGTGCCCATAAGGGTGGCTGCCAGATCGTCTATCAGATGTATAGGGACAATCCAGCTGCGGTAGCACAAGCAGCTTGCTCGTACCAGCCCGCCAAGCGCACCTTCGAGGGATACGAAGATCTAGATCCCGAAGAACTCGCCGAGTTGGAAGACGAGTTCCTAGAGTTCGGTGTTACGAACTCAGAAGGCTTGGGTAACTACCTCCCGGGTGAGCCGGCTATGTGGACGCCGACTACTGCGTCTGTCTTCGAAAACGCGTTAAAGGACGGAAAGAATCGCCGACAATGCCAAGTTCTTATGTTAGTGAACGAGGCTGGCAAAATTAGAGTGGCCACGAAACACACGGCCTCTATCGTCTGGCAGGCAAGGGCGATGACCGCCTTCCTGCTCTCATATCTGGGCAAGAGCTTCCAGACGAAAGTCGCATTAAAGAACGCGCCTCTAATACTTAAGCCAAATGGCGATGACCCAATTATTTTCTCTGCTGATCTCACGAAGTCGACCGATCCGATATCCATCGGTCTGAGCAGATTCGTTCTTAGAGAGCTATGCTCCCATATTCCATCTCTACCACCTTGGTGGGAGACTGCGTTTGAGAACGTAATCAATGAGCATGAGATCGTTGACGCTTTAGGTACGTCTATAGGCCAGATGACAACGAAATGTGGAGCCCTGATGGGTCTGGGCCCCTCCTGGGTCGTTCTGAATATCTTGAACGCCTTCGCTGCCTATAGAGCGGGTGCTCGTCGCGGTGATCACCAGATCTGCGGCGATGACCTTATCGGCTACTGGGACAATGACATAGTCCTAGGATATAAGCGTAGCCTCGTCGAGCTGTACCTCGAAGCTAATGAGAGAAAGTCGTATAAGGACAAAAAGAGAGGAGTCTTTTGCGAGAGATTCGTTTACGTTTCGGGCGGCCTAGCGATCGGCCACCCGGAGCCTAGAATCGGAGAAGCCTCTGGTACAAAGACAATTGAAAATAAGAAAGGTAGATTAGTGGTGGATAACCTCTTCAAGATATCAAGGAAGAGTGGGAAAGAAGTTCATCCCGTTATCCGAGGATTGGCCTATAGAACGGCCCTTAAGATGGTTCCGAGAAATTACCTGCCGGGTCTTATGGCAGATGGCGGTAGCGGTAACATTGCTACTCCTACGATAGAGACTTGTCTCTCGTACGCTAAGTTCGGTCCCATCAGTCAGTTCCTCGTTGATACCAACGATAATCTACGACGCGCTCGCGCTAAGGTTCGTGCGG